ATGGATAAAGTGCTGAGGAAAAAAGAAAAAAAGATGCTTTTAAGTCTGCTAGAGCTAAATTCTAATTGCTTTAGCAATTTTCCTCTAATGAAACAAGCTTATAAGAGAGCCTCAAAAAAGCTTCATCCAGATAAAGGGGGAAACAATGAGAAAATGATGATGCTTAATTCTTTATGGCAAAAATATCAAGAAGGAATAATTGAACTGAGAAATACTCAGGTATGTGGGGCTTGGCTTGAGGATCTATGGGACTATTCTATAGAGCAGATGTATACTAACTGCCAGATCAAGGACCTGATGCTAAAAACCCCTTCATGCATTAGTAAGGGGCCTACAACCTGCTCCTGCATTACTAGCATGCTTATAGCTCAACATGACACCCTTAAGACAGAGCTCCTGAAAAGATGCCTTGTTTGGGGAGAGTGCTACTGTTACTTTTGCTTCTTGCTGTGGCATGGTCTTCCAAATAACTGGACCTCTTATGAGACCTGGGCTGAGATTATCTGCAAAATGCCAAGAGCTTTGCTGCAGCCTACAATAAGTAAGTATCAGTTTTTTGGGCCTACAAAAAGGAGGGAGGCCTGTAATAATTATATCTGTTTTTCAGGTGTTCTCTGATGCCTATGGAACACCCTCATTCCAGTCAAGATACCGTGAGTGGGCCTCCACAGTATTTACCAATGAAGGAACTTCAGAAGGACCAGATCTACACTGTCATGAGCCCCCTGTCTCGTCATCATCAGAAGATGAAGAAAGAGGAGCCCAGGCAGAGCCTGAATCCTCAGGTTATAATTCAGCATCCTTTTCAGCCCCCTTTTCTTCCACCCCATATCCCCCCTCCTCTCCCACCCAAGAGAATGCCCCCTCGCCGCGCAGTGAGTCTCCAGACACCCAGAGCTATGCAGACTCAAGTGGAACTGGAGGAGCTGAAGACATCCCTTCACCAGAAAGAAGATCAGGTGGTGAAAATGTGGATGGATCTTATTCTGGCTCGCAAGCTAGCTTTGCGAGTACGCCACCAAAAGAAAAGACAAAGAATCTTAATAGCCCTTCTGACATTCCTTCTTGTCTTTCTGATTTTGTTAGCCATGCTGTATTTTCTAATAAAACAGTCAATTCATTTTTAGTGTATACCACCCTGGAGAAGGCCCTCCTCCTGTATGACAAGGTTGATAAGCTGAAAGTGGAGTTTAAGAGTGTGCATAAAGGTGAGGAGGAAACTGGGGAGGGCTTCTTGTTTATGCTATGTAACACAAAGCATAGATTATCTGCTATTAGAAATTTCTGCAGCCAATTTTGTACTGTTAGTTTTGTAATCTGTAAGATAGTTTTGAAGCCATTAGATTGCTATAAGTGCATCTGTAATAATCCCTTTCAAGAAATTAAAGGTAATAAGCTTTTGCTGAGTACTCACTTTGATGATGGCAAAGAAGATGGCTGTAATTGGAATAAAGTGACAGAATTTGCAGTAGAGGCAGATATAGATGATCCATTACTAATTTTAGCACATTATCTTGATTTTGCTTGTGTTCCTCCTTGTATTAAGTGTACTAAGCTTAAAACTAAAGCTCATGAATTTCATGAGGCCCATTATCAAAATGCTTTATTATTTGCTAAATCAAAGACTCAAAAAAGCATTTGCAACCAGGCCTCAGATGTAGTTTTAGCAAAAAGAAGGTTGCTTTTAGCAGAAAGCACTAGAGAAGAATTGCTGCACTCATTTTTTGAAAAACAGTTAGAAAAGCTAAGAAAATTAGAAGAAATGGAACTCATTAATTATATGGCGGGGGTGGCATGGTATGCATGTTTGTTTGAACAGTTTGATGAAGTGTTGTATAATATTCTTAAAATGTTTACTGAGAATGTACCCAAACAGAGGAATGTTTTATTTAGGGGACCAGTAAACACTGGGAAGACCACTCTGGCAGCAGCACTTATGGATTTAGTGCAAGGAAAATCACTGAATGTTAACTGTCCTGCAGATAAATTGAACTTTGAACTTGGCTGTGCTATTGATAGATTTGCTGTGGTATTTGAAGATGTCAAAGGTCAAAATATTTTGAATAAAAAACTGCAACCAGGGCAGGGAATTTCTAATCTTGACAGTATGAGAGATTATCTTGATGGAGCTGTTCCTGTTAATCTTGAGAAAAAGCATGTGAACAAAAGAAGTCAAATTTTCCCACCCTGTATTTGTACCATGAATGAATATTTGTTACCTGAAACTCTGTATGTTAGGTTTCATATGAAGTTGAACTTTACCCCCAAGCCAAATTTACAGGCTGCCCTGGGGAAAACACCTTGTTTATTAGCTGATAGAATTTTGCAAAAGGGTCTCACCTTGTTTATTTTGTTACTTTGGTATTTTCCTTCTAATAAATTCACTGCTTCTTTGAAAGAGGAGGTTGCAACCTGGAAAACTATTGTTCAACAAACTGTGTCATATGAAATGTTTTGTAAAATGCTGGAGAATGTTGAAGTTGGAGAAAGCCCACTTACTGGTATTGTTGAGGATGATGATCAATAATCAATAAAAGCATTTATTGGCAAAAGACATGGTGCAAACTCATGTGTCTCGCTAGCTCAAACCCAGGGCGCGAACCTAGGTCTTGGTGTTCCAGAACCAAAGCCATAACAAATGAGCTATACACCAGTCTGCTGGAATAACAGTTTACTCAGCTTATCAATACAATGACATCATTGGGGATTATTCATTCTCTGGGGGGGAGGTTTTTTCTTGTCCAAATTGGTCAAGGTATCTTCTCAGGTCTGGATCTGCAGGTAGGCCTTCTTTTCCCTGGTAAATTCTCACTTCTTCTATTTGACTTTGTGGTCCAGACATGGGCTGTCCATCTAACTTTGGCATAAGGCCTGAAAACAGGCTTCCCAGTAAAGAGGATATGGGGTAAGGGTTCTTCACTGCTCTCTTCCTCAAAGTTATTTTAAAATACCTAGGAAGCCCCCTGTACCTTGCCCCACTTTGGTCCTTAAAGAGCAGGCCACAAATATCTGCACAAGAAACAAATAAGCCATCCCCTTTACATAAAGGTCCCACCCCATTTTCATCCAATAAAACAGTGCTTACACTGTTAGTAAATTGCAGGGTTGGAGGGCTATTAAGCCCTCCCACAAAGGACCCAAAGTACCTGCTATTTTCATTTTTGGATGGGTCTGGACACCACTCTTCAATAGGATAAAACCCATCTTTATCCAATTTAGCTTTTGCTGCCTGAACAAGCCCCTGTAATCTCTGTTTATCACTGTCTGGGAGTTTTGCAGCATCATTAGGGTGCACAGTTTTCACAGGTACAGAGGAGGAGTAGTGGGTGTCCCCCTTCTGCTCTATTCCCTGCAAATCTAGGGGCTCTCCCCCTATTGCAAACATATGATAATTTATTCCAGTTATAGGCTCTGAAGGCCCTGTAGCAGCTAGGCCTGCACCCACTTTAGCCTCATAAACATGGATATTTATGAGACTGCTTATGCCCACCACCTCTGTTTTACAAGCAACTGCCTCCCACATCATCAATGTTTGACAGGTCATATCCTCATTAAGCATAGGTAATTGCACTCTTGCACATGAATATTGAGGTAGCTGTACACTGAGTAACTGTTTTGAGGAGTCACTCCCATCATTATGGTGGACCACCTCACTGTAGCCATACCATTCCTTCTTATCCCCTGTGGGGCTATTAATCCCCATCCTGGGCTCCAGGTATAGCTCAATTTCTGTAGTAGAATCAGGCCCAGTTACTACATTAAGCACTTCCACCCCCCCTTTTATAAGCAATTTAGGAACAGGGGCAGGAACAGGGCAAGATTTAGGCACACACTTCTTAACAGGTGGGCAAGTAGTAGAGGTACCATCACGAGCATAGCGGGGTCTTTTCCTTGGCGCCATTTAACCTTAAAATTAAATGAAGCAGCCAGTCAGGGGTGGTTCTTTGCCCTGCTCCCCCGGGGGCATGATAAAAAGCTATTACATCTCCACTCTCCTGCTGTGGGTCCTCTGTAAAATTAGCTTGCCTAACCCACCTACTAACTTCAAGAATCTGGCCAAGTTTACTCAGCTTAGAAATATCCAAAGCATCCAGCTCAGGTGGGTAGTTGTCATGGAGGGAGCCACACCAATCTAGGGGGTTAAACTGATGAGAAAGATTCACATGTAAAACTGATGCAATTTTTCCAAAGAGCTGTACAAGCTGTGCTTCCAAAACACTCCTATTGGCAGTTGAAATATCAAGGCCTAATCTGACCCCGGCCCCAATTAAGGCACTGAGGCCTGAAACAGTTTGGAACACAACTCCATAACCTATTGCCTGATTAAAAGATGTAGCCAAGAAGCTCATTTGTGAGAATTGTTCTGCACTCCACCCTAAAGTCTCTAGGGCTTCTATTCCAGAAAGGGCCTCTACAGTCATCAGGGAACTGACTTCAGCTTCCAAGGCTGCAAGAGCCTCCCCTGTAACTATAGCTTCTATAGAAATGCCTGTAGCAGCACTTAAATCCACCGCGAGGACAATCAAATCCACAATAGATGATAAGACGCCTCCCATCTCTAAAACATAAAAATTAAGGTACTTACAAGCTTAAAAGGGTTAAGCCTCCAAGCCTTCTTTTCGCCTGGCTGGTCTAGTCTCCAACTGAACTTTTGCCTGGCTTGTCACAGAAGTAAACAATGTAATCTACTTCCTCCCATGTGCTTCCTCTGGAACTGACTCAAGCTTTTTTTTTAGATAATGGCAGGCTGCCACACTGCATGGCAACCGTCCCAGTTCCCTTGGGCGCGCGCCCAATACCATTGGCTGCGCGCCCAGTGCAATTGGCTGACTGCCTAGCTGATTTGGCAACATATGAAAGTACTAATCAGCACCAGGCATCCTGCCAATTGCACTAAACATGTTGACATGCAAGTGTGCAGGATCTTCTTTTAAAATCAGTGGGGGCCTGAAGCCTCCAGCCTCCTTCTTCTGTATAAAAAGGAGAGAGGCAGGGTTCATACTCACTTGCTTGGATTTGCCTGTTCTACCTTGACTTTGCTCTTCAAAGGCAGGTAAA